ACGTTAAACTCCGAGTTTCACACATTTTTTGAAAAATGCTATACGGATGAGTCACTTAGATATTACATTATACGCGCGCGCGAGGGATTAACTTGGCTGGCGAAAGCGGCGTCAGACTAATTTGAAAGAAGTTCTAGCTATAAATTTAATGGTGTGATAAAGTTTTACTTCCTGTGTAGCACACCGATTTCTAAACCCTCAGTAGGCAATTAAAAACTGCACAGGACTACTGGGGGTTTTCCCGTTTATGGAAGGTAATAATTTTGAATAATTTAACAATATTGAATGTAGAGATATCCACTCTAAACGGACTTTATCGACTAAATGACTTACATAAAGCGAGCGACCTGCCAGAACATAAGCGTCCGAGCAAATTTATGGCAAACGGCAGGACTGTAAGTTTTATAGATGTTTTGGCCAAAGCCCGAAATCGGGCTGAGGTTCATAGTGATGTTGCGGGTGGAAATATGCCTGGGACCTATGGATGCAGGGAGTTACTGGTAGCTTATGGCGCCTGGCTTTCCCCGGAAGTTGACGTAGCAACCATTCAAGCTTTCATCGACAAGGTAGAGCAAAAACCGATGTCTCACCTTGAAATACTTCACGCTCAATCTGCCGCTCTACTTCAGCACGAAAAGCAGCTCGCCCAGATCCCCATCCTCCAAGAGGAAGTAAAAGCGCTCAAAGAAAAGTCAGATCACAATAGCCACATCTTTCATCTCGGTGAATACACATCAATCAAAGCCTTCACTGGCGCGTATGGGTTAAGGCTTGGACTGGATGAATTAGGCGGGATTGGCAAGAGGTGCAGCAAGCATTGCCGCCTAGCAGGGATAGAGATTAAGAAGTTCCCTTGCCCAGTTTTTGGTCAAACGAATGGCTACCCAGAAGATGTAATACGCCAAGTGCTGGAAGAAGAAGGCAAGATGTAGGATAGCATCCCGCCTGCTTTTTATTTTGGAGAAAAATATGGATTATATCTTAATCAGAGAGGCGATAGAAAACCGGGCAAACTTAAATATGGGCTGCCCGAGATCTGAATGTAAAAGTAATCACTTGTATGCGGACATTCAATACAGTAAAGAGGTATGGGTATGTAGTGATTGCGAGACAATCTTTAATAAAGAATACCTTGTTGGGGCTCTTAACCAACATATAAAAAATGAAAATTACCAGATGGATAGCAGGAGTATCTTAGCAAAGGAAGAGTCAGCTCAAGGTGTTGACACTTTAAATGCTAATGATTTTATACGCAATGACTGCTGCATTCCCAAACCTAAAGAGAAAAAGGCAAAAAATATGAATAAGTCAATGATGAAAAAAATGATGATGATGAGCATGATGGGGCAAGGCGGCGCGGGAATGGCTAATAATCTATTGCCGATGATGATGATGAGCGACGATGATAGCGACGATGACAGCAAGTCATCAATGATGATGCTTATGATGATGCAAACAAATGCCCAGCAAAGCGCCACCGGCACCGCAGATCACGTCTCTTATGCCGCTCATGATGATGATGGATGAGAAAGATAGCTTCGATATGGAATTCATGATGATGACAGCCATGATGCCAAATATGACCGAAAACGAACGGCAGTCTTTATCTGAGGGTAATAAGTCGGCGGCAGTAAAATCGTACATCTCTCGACGAATGTCGCCCGGCTTAATTCCTACGGAATTCTCTACCAAAAAAGAGGGGAAAGTAACTGAGTCAACGTAAGGCTTACATTAAGTAGGGGCTAAGGTAAGATGCAGGACAATATCCCACCCACACAGATAGGCCTCGTGTGGGTGGGATTGATATTATATTGGCATTAACATACAATTAAGTCATGACACCGGCCCAGCAGATCCGCAGATTAAAAAGAATTCAACGCCAGACAGCTAAGGCTCAAAAGCAAGCTATTTTTCGCGTTACTCGATCAACCAAAGCAAACCTCATTAAAAAGCTCGCTAAAGAGCTGAGCATGAAGCCATCAGGGATTAGGCGTAGTGTCTACGTAAAATCTCTCACCATCAATCAGTCTGCGATGGCATTTGCAATTCGATTTAAACCAAATCAACCCAACCTTCGCCGATTCGCAAAGGGCAGCTATGTTAAGCCTAGAGGTGGCCGCAGAGGCGGGGTGAGAGCTAAGGTGCTTGGAGAGGTCAGGTTTTTCGAAGGCGCTTTTTGGGCAACGATGCCTAACGGCAATCGCCTGGTATTTACATCGCCGAGACGCGGCGTACTAAAAGCCGTCAGAGGCCCATCATCAAGGGGGGGTGTGCTGCGAGGAAATCTGCAAGCGCCAAGCATGTTGCCGATAAACTTTGTACGCTTTGCTCGGGAACGATTTGAGGTTGAGTGGGAGCGGGCACTCCAAAGGCATCTGACAGACTTATGAACTTAAACAAGCAAGAGACCGCCACTTTATTCAGGGTAAGCCCGACAGAGGTTGATAGGTGGATTAAGGCTGGATTGCCATGCACAAGGAAAGGTAGGTCATTGCAGATCAGCATTATGGATACCCATTTATACTTAATGGACCGATTGAAGTCTGAGTATATCGGGGAAGATGATGGGGAGGTGCTCAACCTAGATAACGAGAAAGCCAAGCTAGCTAAGGCGCAATCAACTCGAATCAATATCGATATTGATCAGAAACGATCAGAGCTACTTGATAAGGAGCAAATCAGGAAGCTTATCTCAAACACAATCATTCGCAATAAAACCCACCTGCTGAAGTTAGCTCCTAAAATATCTGACCGTTTAAATTTAGATCGCAAAGGGATGCAAATGATTTCACGTATGGTTGAAGAGGTGCTTGAGGGAATGGCGCTGGAGGTGCCCGATGAACGAACTTCAGATTAAGGAGCTTGAGGGGGAGCTCTTAAAGCTTTGGGCGCCATTTAAGCATAAGCCATTTAGCGAGGTGTGTGAGGAAAATTTCTATCTTCCCGCCGGAAAGTTCAAATGCCGCCCAGCCCAGCGTAAAATTCTTGACACAATGACTGATCCAATGGTGGAGAAGATGGTGGTATTAAAGTCAGCGCGCTTTGGCTATACCCAACTTACCTTATTCTGCCTTGGTCATTATGCTCACTTTGACCCATCATCTATTCTCATTGTGCAGCCAACCATTACTGACGCGACAGCATTCTCAAAGCAAGAGATTCAAGAGTTGGTAGTCGATAATCCCTTCCTAGGGGGCGCCTTTTGTTCTGATACAATTCTAAAGAAGTTATTCCCAGGAGGGAGTCTCACTCTCGTTGGGTCGAATTCACCCGCTGGCTTCCGGCGCCTCACCATCCGCCTGTTGATAATCGACGAGTGCTCAGCCTTCGGCCCCAATAGCGATGGCGATGCGATTGAATTGGCGACCAAGAGAACGGAGACGCATACAGACCGCAAGATAATTATCGGGTCAACCCCAGGCTTAAAGAATGACTGCCGAATTACTGAGGAGTATGAGAACTCCAACCAGCAAGAATTTCACATGCCATGTCCGGAGTGCTCGGAACTTCATCCGTTCCTTTGGGAAAATTTCGTACTCACTGATAAAGACGTTTACCATGAGTGCCCTCACTGCCGAATGCATCAGCTCAACTATCATAAATTTGAAATGATGGAGAAGGGTATGTGGGTGGCACAAAACCCAGGACACCCAACGCTAGGATTTAAAATATGGACGGGGTACTCTGAAGACCGGAACGCTAGCTGGAATCATATTCGAGAGGCTTACGATAAGGCGAAATTATCACCAGACTTAATGAGGGTGTTCACTAATGTCTGGCTTGGCGAAAGCTTTGACGATAACGCAGGAGAGCAGATCGACTGGAAAGACTTCATGGAGAATAGGACGACCGACAAAATCGAACCAGGGTTTGTCCCGGATGACGCGAAGTATTTATTTGCTGGGGTCGATGTACAAGGGAATCGATTTGAAATCACGATCATTGCTTATGTGTCAGCAACCCACTGGCATTTTGTCGATCATATTGTAATCAGCGATATCGATCCTTGGGATCAAGATTCATGGCGACACTTAGGTGAGGCTCTCAATAGTAAATTCCATACGGAAGATGGAATTCATTCCTTCAATATTACCCGCGCCGCTGTGGATAGTGGATACTGCACCAGTAACGTGTATGAGTTCTGCCGCCAGCATCGAAGGCGCTGCATTCCAATTAAAGGATCCTCAACCCTTGACCGTGACATCCTTACCCGGCCGAGAAAGCTTGACTACGCGAACAAGAAAAGCATCACCTTGTTCACAATAGGGACGCATAAGCAAAAACTGGAGACTGTATCCCAATGTGCCAACCCAGACCAGTCTACATTCCCGGCAATGCACCCTGAATATTTCCAGGGGTTATTTTCTGAGCGATTAGTGACACGAGAAAAGAATGGTAGGATTGTTGATGAGTTTATTAAAATCGTGAAATTAAATGAAGAGTTTGATTGTTTAAATTACGCGCTATTTGCAGCGACGACATGCAACATATTAAGGCAGAAATTCTAGTTTAATTATTGATTAATAAAGCTTAATAAGGTAAAATACAATAATGCCATTAACATACTCACAGCAACTTGAAAGCCTCCAGACCTCGATTCAGAAAATAGAGTCTGGCGCGGTATCTTCGGTAAATATTCTTGGACGTAATGTATCGTATCAAAATTTAGATATCCTTTACGCTAGAGAGAAATGGCTGCTATCTCGGATCGCTAAAGAGCAGGCTAATGGTGGGCGAGGCGGATTCAAGACTTTCTGTGTGAGGAATGTTAGGCCATGAGCTATAAGACACGGGTTGATCGCGTTGACTGGAAGACAAAGAATTCTGACCCTGATGAGCAGCTCACTCGCGAAATTAATGATATCTCATCACGCTCAGCGGATCTTTACCGAACTAATGCGCTTGCTCACGGAATCATCCAGTGTAAATCAACTTACGTGATTGGGAAGGGATTGCTTGCCTCCCCTACGATTGATACTGAATATCTAAACCTATCTAAAGATCAAGCTAGCGATTACAACAAAATCATCAAGCGAGAATGGGAGAGTTTTTCAAACACAACTGAAATTGATTTGCGCGGACAAAATACATTCAACGAACTACAAGAGATCGTTTATAAAGCAAAGCTAATGCAAGGTAATGGCATCGCCGCCCTCACTCTCGCCCCTCGACGATCATCACCATGGCTCACCAAGATTCAGCCTATCGATTCAACCTTACTCACGAATGAGGATAACTCACCGAACACAGTCCAGCTATGCGGCGGGATACAATCAACAAGCCGGGGGGAGGTGAGCCATTATCATTTCCTCGTTACGCATAATGACACAGGTAAGATTGATGCGAAATGGCAGACATGGCGGATCATAAAGAAATACGGGGTAGCGACTGGCTTAGCTAATATCACGCATTCGTTCCGCTGTGAACAGCCAGGGATGCTGAGAGGGGTATCTGAGTTAGCCCCTGTCGCCACTTTACTAAAAAACATAGATGACTACATTAAGTCAGTCGTGGACGCCAGCCTGCTCTCAAGCCAAATGTTTATGTTTGTTAAAACCCCAGATGGTGACGGGTATAATATTGGACGAGGCGAGGCGACAGGGAAGGAAAACACGTATGAGGTAAATGGCATCACGGCAACTAACCTCGCTGAGGGGGAAGAGGTTCAATTCAATAATCCAACGATGCCTCAGTCAACATTCGATGGGTTCCTTATTTCTATTTTAAAACCGATTGCGGCCGCTGTTGAAATTCCACTTGAGATCCTCATTAAGTATTTCACCTCATCATATTCAGCTGCTCGCTTCGGAACATTGGATTTCACGCAATCCAGCGGGAGCGAACCCAGTTCATTAACTCATTTATCTTACCTGTGTATGATCGATTTATGTTTGAGCTTGCTCTTAAGGATATCCTCCCCATGCGCGGATACTTTATTGACCACCGCGTCCAGGCTGCATGGAAGAAGGTGTCATTCAATGGGCAGGGGTTTGGTGCGATTAACCCGATGCAAGAAATTAACAGCGAGCTACTTCTGGTTGACCGTGGCCTAAAAACACTAGATGAGGTCGCGCTATCTCTTGATGGTGAAAGCTCATGGGAAGATCGGCAGCCACAAGTTGAAAGGGAGCGATCGATTGCGAAAGCAAACTTACCGCCAGTCACCGTTGATCAGACAATTCTAATGCAACCTCAGCAAGGCAAACCTAATGAGTAATTTTTATCTCGGCGAATTACTAGATAAACAGAAGCCTCACATGGAAGATGAGATGGATGATGATGGACTTGGCGTTGGTGTGCCATACATGCGCGGCAACCTTGCCGTCATCCCAATCATTGGCCCGATATCAAGATACCCATCGTATTGGTCTTTGATATCGACAGATACAATCCTTGCTCGCATAAAGAAGTGCGAAGAAAAAGGGCATGATATTTTATTGCATATAGACAGCCCTGGCGGTAGCGCTTCATCATTGTTTGAGCTAACAGATTACATCAGAAACTCTAAAGTAAAAATTACCTCTTATGTTGGCGACCTAGCAGCATCGGCTGGCTACCTGATTGCATCGGCAACATCTCATATCACCGCTTCACCGGCCGCGTATGTAGGAAGTGTTGGCGCTATCATTCAAATGATGAAAGGAATGGATGAAGAGATAAAAACTTACACATCGGCTATCTCGCCAATGAAGCATCTTCCGGAAGGAAAGGCAAGAGATGCTGAAATACAAAAGCAAGTCGATCGTCTTGGTGAAATGTTTGTTGACGACTTAGTAGTTAATATGGGTATTTCGAAGGAGGTGATCTTATCTACGTTCGGCCATGGCGCGTTGGTTCCAAGTGAGGAAGCAATCCAAGTCGGCATGGTCCATTCAATCGGCTCGTTTGAGTCTTTATTTCCTAATGACGAAGGTGTATTAAAAATGAATGAAATTGAAACGCTGCGAGCTGAAATGAAAGCTCGTGAAATAACAATGAAGGCCGAGTTTGCCGTACAGCAAGAAGCCTTAAAGTCGAGCTTTCAGGCGGAGAAGGATTCTGCGTCGTCTGACCTTACTGCCCAGATAGCTACAGCAAAGGCGGAAGCGATTGCGGATGAGGCAAAACGTATCACAGGTATTGAGGCGCTTTGCATTACTGGCCACGATGATCTTGTCACGGAAATGAAAGCAGACCCAAGCGTCTCTGTTGAGATGGCCGCTGTTAGAATTCTTACGGCTGAGCGAACAAGTCAAGCTGCTGCTGCCGCCAATCTGAAAACAGATGCGGTTGATCCATTGGCGGCGATTGATCCAGCTACCGCTCGTGGTGACGCCACACTCCTTGCTGAATTCGGCGGGGATCAAAAACTTGTTGATGAATATTTATTAGCCACCAAGTCTGGCGGTGTAGTTTTCAAAGGATCTAAATAATGGCACAACTTACAGTAAAGAAATTAAGAATAACGGAGCAGGCAACAGTTAATACCTTAACTGCGGTTGGCGATGTTTTTGAAGGATCGGCGTTAGGATTATCTGCTGGTGGCGCACGACAATTAGTAGCTGGCGATCGATTCCTTGGCTTCGCTAAAGAAGATGCAGCGTCAGGCGTTGATGTCCAAATAGATCCGCCTGGGCAAGGTGGCCGAGTAATAGTTGACGTCATAGGTGTTGGGGTCAATAGCGTGGGTGGCGATGTATATGCCTCAGACGGCGACACCTTCACCCTTACGATTGGAGCGAATACAATGATCGGCACTGTACTTCGTATTGTCTCTGGAATAACTTGCGTCGTCCAAACTTAATTAGGAGAACAAATAATGGCTTTTGATATTTTAACTGAACGCAATGTTGTTGCATTATTCACGAGAGCTTTAACCGCATACACTGGCCAGGAATACTTGTCGAAATTAACACGCGAGTTCCAGTCAACCCAGGCGCTTGAGACATACGCTTTTGCTAGCCAAGTACCATCAATGCGGGAATGGTCAGGTGGGCGCCAACAGAAGAAATTAAGTGAGCACTTCGTCACCGCGACTAACAAGCCTTTCGAGGCAACACTTGAGATCAGCCGTGCCGAGCTACGACGCGACAACACTGGCATGATTATAATGCGACTGAATGAGCTTGCCGCCCGAACCAACTCTCATTGGCATAAGCTGATAATGGATGAGCTGATCGCAAGCACAAGTACTTTAGGGTACGATGGGGCTAACTTTTTCTCTGCCACCCACGAGACTCGTGACTCTGGCGTCCAGTCAAATCTGATGACAGTAGACATCAGCACCCTCCCTATTCCAACTGACCAACAAGGATCTACCACAGCGCCATCCAGCCGCACAATCAAAGCTGTTATCTTCCAGGCAATCCAGCGCATCCTAAGCTTTAAGGATTCAACTGGCGAGCCCTTCAATGAAGATGCGGATAGGTTCTGCGTGTTATGTGGCACCTCAATGTTAGAGAGCGTTAGCTCGGCTATTACTAGTGATTTCTTCTCAGGCAATGAGGATAACAATTTAAAGCGGGCAGGATTCAACTTGGAGTTCTATTCAACCCCTCGCTTGGATTCAGTCACTGATGCGATTTTCATCTTCCGTGAAAGCCAAACCCCAACATTTATTCGTCAATCTGAGAAGGGTGTTCAGGTGGAAATTTTAGGGGAAGGATCTGATTATACATTCTCCAATGATGGTTGGCTCTTCGGTGTATCTGCTGATCGAGCTGTAACCAACTATGACTGGGCAAATATCGTTCGCGCACAATTGATATAATCTTAACTGGCGGGCATCATACTATAGGTGCTCGCCATTAGCGAGGTTAAAATGAAAGTTATAGCGATTAAAAATTTCAGAGCAAGGCGCGGGCTTCAGGTTAAATTTGAGTCGAATATAATTCGCGGGCCAATGATGAATAATGACGTGGTCGTAATCCCATTCGATATTGTTGCTGGCGAGGTGATGGAAGCTATTAACCCAGTTATGATCCCGGCAAATTGCTACGAAGAGGTCATTGTAAAAGCCCCCTCTAGAAAGAAGAAGGCTGAGGAAGGCTAAGGATGATTGAAGAAGATTTTGACGTGCTACTATCGACGGATATTTTTGGCACTGAGGCGGAGGTTCTTCCGGTAGGCAATCGAGGCCCGCGTCATAATTTAAATGTCATCCTTGATACGCCATTTTATAATGCGATGTTTGATGTCGAGACGACGGACTATACGGCGACCGCTAGGGTTAGTGACTTCCTAACCTCCCCAATTCGCGGCGACGAGCTAATTATAAACCAGGTGAGTTATCTTATAATCACAGCCGAATTAGATCGCGTTGGATCTACCTACCTAATTAGGATGGAGGTTAAGTAATGCCAACATTATTGGAGCAGTTAATTTTGCGTGTTGGCGTGCTACTTGGTGGGGTGCCTGGGTACACGGTCACTCGGTCTCCGCAACACTTAATTGAGGAGAGCCGCCTTCCCGCCATCACTTACCAGCTGATGAGCTGCGTCATCAATGAAGACCTGGAGTTCAATGTAATTAACTGGGTTGCTGAGCTTGAGTTTAATGTTTTACTAAAGACTCGGTCTCTAGATTCAGAAGCTCAACTGATCGCAGCTTATTCTCAAATACATTCACTTATTTTTGGCGATCGGCATTTAACAGGCGGGGGGATCACGGATAATGGCGCTTACATTTACACTGGCGGGATACAATCGATTGAGCATGATGACACTGGAGCCCAAACAATAAGTCGATTACAGACCACTTGGACCATTGAATTTAGAACCAACGAGCAAGACCTCACGCAGTAATTGGAGAACTAATGAAAGACGATAAAGAGAAAGATCCGCCAGTGGTAATCATCAACCCTCAGCACCGAGTCCCATCAACAGACTGGTCGAAAGAGGATCATAAGACGATGGCTCATGGCACGGAAGTTGAGAAAGCTAAATGCATTAATAAAATATTAGAACGGAGACGTATAAATGCCTCAACTTAAATCCAAAACGTATATAACCTCAAGCACGCAAGTCTCCGAGGGAGTTCCAACCACCCCTCCCGCTGCCAGCGCCATCAACGCATTTGATCTGTCGATCGCTTATAATGAGATTCGAGCAGATATAGTGCAATTGACCCCAGACTCACTTGCGACGAATCGACCTGGCTGTAATATAGCTCGAACCGCGACAATCACCTTTTCAACTTACATGAAATCAGCGGGAAGTGATAGGACCCCCGAGACAGGCAACTATCTTCAGGCGGCTGGATTTACCGACGTCACTGTCACTCCTGTCACCTCTGTTAATTACGCATTCCAAGCGAGCGCCACAACCTTGTTAACTTGTCATATCTTCCAGGATGATAAGATCTTAATCATCTATGACGCCACAGTGTCTTCGATTAACACAACATTAGCCGCAAACGCGCTCCCCATTGATGAGTTCACAATCACCGGCCGAGTGCTTTCACATACATTCAATAACTCATTAGTATCTCCAATTTTTACTACAGCCAAGCCGCAAGCATTAAATGGGCTAGCGATCAGCTATCAAGGTAATAATGTAAATAGGGTGGGCGAGGTAAATATCTCATTGACGAATGAGGTGACGGAGGAGATGAGCTTAAGTAGCTCTGATGGATATATTCCTCAGTTCATTACTGGAAGATCATTAGAGCTGACAATGAATCCGCTTGCTGAGCCTGGGGCACCATCACCTTTAAATTGGTGGTACGATCTATGGGCGGCTAATGCGACAGGAGTATTGGTCGTTAGCGCTATTGGATCACTCGGTAATCGAGTTGAATTTACTATGCCTAACGCCGCATTAAGCTCAATGACTGAATCCGTACGAGGCAAGTTGCTGAGCTATGATCTTACCTTTCAGTTGAATGAATCGTCCGGCATGAATAATGATGAGATATCTAGATTGTACGACTAGTAAATAAATATTTCCCCCTCGGATTCAGAGGGGCTTTTAAAGGGGAATAAAATGCTATCAGTTTCAGAAGTACTCACGCAATGGCATGATGTGAGCGGCGCTTCGTTTTACCTGAAGTCTTTATCTCGGCTTGGCCGCATGCATCTCGTTGAGCTAGGGTCAATGACGAATTCAAAGCGACTCGTTTTCTCCAAGCAGCTTGTTGAGGATACAATCTCTGAAGTGTTGATCGGGTGGCGTGATGTTCAAAATGATGATGGTGAAGAAATCAAATTCTCGATTGAAAATGCTTTCAGGTACTGCCCACAGAAGTGCTATCAGCTTTGATGATCAAGATATTCCAAGATAGTTTTTTAGGGGATGACTCAAAAAAGTAATATGGGGGACCCATGCGCTCAGGAATTCAAATGAAACTTTTGAGCGCGGGGTAGAGCACGAGCTGTATTCATTTAAGCGGGATGATAAAGGCAAGATGAAGCAAGACAAATTACAGCTCACTACTACGGAATATCCTCCCGATCTTAGGTGCGTAAAGATAGATCAATGGCACTCACTTTATTACGACTTCAAGTCTAACATCTTTCCACTTACGTGCGCTCACATCATGCTCCCTAATTATTATTTTGAAGTGATGCAAACGATATCATGGTATGAATCCCTAGATG